TCATGCGGGCATCTCCAGTTCCAGCATCTCTGCCCCCGTTGTTTTGGGCTTCATGGTTTCCAGCAGGGGGATCCAGTTATCTGTGCGCCAACTGACCTCAACCGTATCGTCCTCATGGAGCGTGATCCGTTCCACCAAGCTTCGGATGATGTGGCTTTTCACCTGATCAAAGTAGTTATCCCAAATCTTCGCAGTGCGCTGCAAGATGAGCACGACCGCCTGCGGTTCTGGAATGCCAGGGTTGATGGACTGGATACGGTGCCAGTATTGGTTGAGCATCGTGCCCGAGCGCAGGAAATCAAGCACCTGTTTCGTCACCTCCTGCTCGAGGGGTTCAGCCGGTTGGTTCGGGATGCTGCTCTGGCTGGCGCCTTCGTGCATCTTCTTGTTGTGCACGTAGTATCGATAGACCTTGCCTGATTTTTTTTGTGTCGCCATTGGCAAGTACAGGTCACCGCCGGGGCTGTAAATCAGACCACGCAACAGGAACTCGGTGCGCGCCTTCATGCCCCAGGTGGCTTGGCTCTTGGCCTCGCTGGTGCGTGCCATCATCTCTTGCACGCAGTCCCATTTGGCCTGGTCAATCAAGGGCTGGTGGGCCCCAGCGTAGAACTGCCCCTTGTGCGAAATCATGCCCAGGTACAGCCGGTTTTTCAGGATCTTGTGGAGTGATTGCTTGCAGAAATGCCGACCTGATTTCGTCAAGCGGTTCTGCTCCTTCATTTGCTGGACCATGAATGTGGTGGAGCCCGTGCTCACATAGGTGTCAAAGATCCAGTTCACGGTTTCCGACTCTTGCGGATCAATCAGCAGTTGACGGTCCTCAACCCGATAGCCAAGCGGCACAACACCTCCCATCCACATGCCTTTGCGCTTGGAGGCGGCAATCTTGTCGCGGATGCGCTCGCCGGTTACTTCACGTTCGAACTGAGCAAATGACAGGAGCATGTTGAGCATCAGGCGCCCGGTTGATGTGGCCGAGTTGATCTGCTGGGTCACCGAGCTGAAGCTGACCTGGTGCTTGTCAAACACTTCAACCATCTTGGCGAAGTCAGCCAGGGAGCGTGAGAGACGGTCGATCTTGTAGACCACCACCATGTCCACCTTGCCAGCCTTGATATCAGCCATCAAACGCTTGAGACCCGGGCGCTCCATGTTCCCGCCCGAGTAGCCCGGGTCCTCGTAGGTGTCTTGCACAGGGACCCAGCCCTCGTTGCGCTGACTGAGGACATAGGACAAGCCTGATTCGCGTTGTGCATCGATGGAGTTGAACGATTGGTCCAGTCGCTCGTCAGAGGAAACGCGGCAGTAAACCGCGCATCTTTTGGGCGTCAGCATGCTCATGCTTCCCCCTTGGCTTTCAAGCCGAAGAAGGCAGGTCCGGACCACTGTGTGCCTGTGATGGTCTTGGCGATCGCCGATAAGCTGCCGTAAATCTGCCGGTTGTATTCGTAGCGACCGTCGGCCAGCACTTGAACCCGGTATTCCTTGCCGTCGAATTCCCGCACCAGTGTTGCGCCGGGCATGGCCACCGCTTTGAGTGGGGTTTTGCTTTTGATCTTGGAGAGTTGCTGGCCATAGTCGGCCAGCCTTTCGCGGGTGGACTGGGGAAGGGTGCCAAAAGCCAGTTCTTGAAATCGGTGAGACAGACGAGATGTCAAGAACTTGCGGTTGGGGTGAACCGGGCGGCGCGGAAAGTGCACATCCCAGACCTTCCAAAGCTCGGGCATCTTCAAGTCGTCAAGGGCTGCGACCTTGCGCTGGATGGCATTGAGTTGGTCGAGGCTGCGCTGTTCGCGTGGGGTGATGGATCGTTGCTTCATGCGTGAACTCCTTGTTGTGTAGACGGGTTCACATTCACGCTCTGCCAGGCATGGAAGTCCACGAACTCGTCGAGATCAGTGGCGTAAAGCTGACTGCTGTGGCTTTCACTCAACATTTGATGTTGACTGACAGCGCCTTGCGCCATCAGTTCGGAGATCTGAGAAAGAGAGAGAAAACCGCTCTTTTCAGAGCGTTTGCCGAGGTGGCTTGTGGAGGGGTTCAGGGTGGCTGTCATGGGTATGGAGGTGTGTGAAAAAACCGTCCACAAATCCTATGAGCGAGCCCCTCCAGAGGTAACGTGTTTTGGCGGGCCATTGGGGGACACGAGCTGGAAACCCGCATAAATCCTGGATCTTTTGAGCCAAGGCCAGGAGCCAAGCGGCTTGGATATGCACTTTTGACAAACCTGTAAAAAGCTGTATATTTATCCAGCAATCCGGCAAAACTCATCCCAAGCCCCAGGTCTTCAGATCAGGGGGTTGAGACGCCTCATTGCCAAAACAAACAACAACAAAGGAGACAACTAATGAGCCGCACTCAGACCTACGCCGACATCTTGCTGAACCTGCCTGTCGACGACACCCTCAAAACCTTCATCGAGCGCCACGCCATGCCTTTACCCGAGGGCTGGATCTGGCATGACTCGATCCAAGCCTCCAAGAGCCTGGTTGGGTTGATTCAGCTGCATCCGAATGCCGCCATGCGTGATCGCATCGTGGCCGGAATGCACGCCAGCACGCTGCTGGCCCACCCCTTGGGTAAGCAGGCCATGTTTCAGGCTGCGCATGACCGGCCGACGGAATTGATGGGGTTGATCGCTTGCAAGAGCGACTTGCACCGGGCATTCTGGTTGTATGTCCATCACCCGGCGCTGTTTGAGGCGGCAGCCGAGATCGAATACCTGGACCACCACGGTCAACAAGCCCAGCAGCACGACTTGGGGCTCAAGGGCACCATCAAGCGTGACGAGGAGTCGATCGCTGCATTCGGTGATGCCATCAAAGGTTTCTACCAGCGGGAGTTGGGATGTGGCGAGGTGTGCGTGGTCAATGTGCTGGATCGAGCGCGCGGTACGCAGCTGGTCTCCATCCACGCCAAGGACCTGGCCACGGCCAAGCTGGAATTCGAGGGCAGTCAGCTGCAACGTAGGGTAGGCAGTCCGAACATCCACATGGTGCTGGAATACGCCCAAGCCACCGGTGTGGCCCGCACCATCATTCGTGGCGGCGCCAAGTACCACGCCATGTTGTGTGAGGCCTTCGCCAAGCACCTGCTTGGTGTGGATGCCGATGCACAGCGGATCCAGACACCGCGCCTGAACCTGTCCACGTTGCGCTTGGGGTTGAACATTCCGCAGGCGATTGATGACGGATTCGTCGGATTGCAGGTCAAGAGCGTGACCGTGGTCAGTGGATGCGGACGACTCAAGATGGAATGCACGGCCAGTGCGTCCAGCGATCAACGTTGCGTGACGGAGCTGCTGCAGGATTACTTCGGCGCAGAAAACCCGCTTGCACGCGGCTGGACGATTCAGGCTGCCGTTCTTAACTTCTATCTGGCACCGATGCGGGGCAAAAGCCGCTGCCAAGTGGTCAGTGTGGAGATCACCAGCAAGGGGCGACTGAACCTGCACAAGTTCGATGAGAAGCTGCGTACCCAACTTGAGGGCTATCTTGTCCAGTTGGGCATCTTGAAGGCGCAGCAGGTCCTAAAGACCGGACGGGAGCAGGAGGAGCCTGCGACCATGGACGGCAGCTTGTTCGAGTGAGGTGTGAATGGAGTTGACCCTCAATCAGCAAGCCATCAGCTTGGCTGCCTTGATGTTCGTGCGAGGCAGCGCTTCTTTTGAGAGTAGCCTGCACGATGAAGAAATTGCGGCCCTACAGGTCCTCAAACAGGTGAAGGCCGTTGTACCCGGCGTGGTCAACAGCCAGGATGCCCTTTGCGCTTTCTGCGGCCTGTACCGTGGACCGATCTTCAGAACGGACGATGGGCTCATGGTGCAGTGTCCGGACTGTGGACCGTTTGCGCTGGATCCGGCTAGTCAGCGCAGTTGGAGGTTGGACGATGAATGGCTGATCCGAAAGCTGCGCGGCGCATTGGACATTTCGCCGCACGCCACCGCCACTCAAATCGTTGATGGCGTGTGGGACATTGGTCGGTATAAGAAGCGGCCGGTGTTGCTGGCTCGCCGTATCGATCTGGTCGAGCGGCACGGGCTACGGATATTCCATGGACCCGAGCCACGCAGCCAAAGCTGGGTGATCACGCCACGGCCTTTGGTACGGCAACCATTGGATCCGCTGGCGGGGATGGCTACGTGGTGGCAGCTGGAAGACCGGTTTGCTCTGCACGGCATGGCGTTACGGTTGCTCGGTGACGATCCTGATGTCATGGTTGACTCTAAAGAGATGATCATTCCGGTGGCAATCCATGGTCCGTTCAGTCACGACTTCGCTTGGGTGCATTTGGCGGACTGGCCGCACGGCCCCATTCGTCTGACTGAGGCTCAGGCGAGGTTGTTTGCCACGCTTTGGAATCACCGGCATCAAGCCCAGTCAGCCGAAGTACTTATGCGGCAAGCGGGATTGGCCAGCGATAAACCGATGGATGTTTTCAAGGTCAAGGCCGCAAATCGTGGTGATCCCCTGTACGAGGGGCCGATTCATGCCTATGAACAACTGGTCAGCAGACAGCGCCGTTTGGGTTTGTATCAGCTGACCTGGGTGCAAAGTAATGCCTGAGAGGTTTTGATCTAACAAATAATGTGACTTCTAACATCGGCGATGTTAGATGGCGGTATTTCCGTGCAGTTTTCCAGCTTCTAGGCAGGAAGTGGGTGGCTGCTCATTTGATGTGACTCTCAAACGCAGGCTTGAAGTCATTGAGCTCATGCGGCTGCAGTCCAACCTCTGTTGAGATAGCCACATCTTTCCAGCGCTTGACCGCTGTGGTCACTTCTTCAAGGATGGATTGCGCATGTGGCTTGGACAATTCAAAGCGGGCGGCTTGATCCAGCAGTTGTTGGATCGAGGTGATCGGACCGCTGTCTTCACTGAGCCAGGTTTTGGATTCCGGATCCTTGTCGGGAAAAGGGTTCAGATCAAACGCAGGGGCTAGCCGCCACTGGTTGTTGCCGCTGTACAGGAACCCGATGTTCTGCAGGTGATCATCCACGTTCGTGATCAGGTGGTTGAACACCAATCGTCTCCACAATTGCCTGGCGTCATCGATGAAGTTCTCGCACTTGGAACGCATTACATCGATGATCTCCGTGTACGAATGTTCATCGTCGCGGTTGGCTTGCAACAGCGTTGCACCTGAGATATAGGGGATACGGTTTTGTTCAGGCGTGCGGTCAAAGCGGCGAATCATGGCAACCGGCTGGTCCTGAACCATCACGATGCGTGCTTGCGCGGTATCAATGCCTGCCAGTTGGGCTAGCCTTAATGCCAGCACCTCACCACGTGTGACAGCACGCTCATCGTTCACGCTGGGAAACTTGCCCAGTGACAAAGCGCCATTTGAATCCAGGATGGTGCATTTGGGGCGCATACCTCCAAGGGATGTTCCTTTGCCCTGAAGGTAGGCCAAGTCTTCGGCCGTTTCTTTGCTGACTTCCACCGCACGTGATGCAAGGAGGATTTTTTCCAGCTCCAGAAACGCAGGTGTTGACCGAGCGCCATCGGCCACGCTGCGCAGATAGTGCCCGCTTTCATCTCGCAGTCGCAGTGCGCCCACCCGGCTGAAATCATCCACGCAAGCGAGGTAGTCCGCTTCGGTCAGTGGCGCCAGCGATGCATCTTTGGCACGAGCCTTGGCATGTGCGCGTGCGATCACCCGCCGTCCCCACGCGTCAGGTTCGGTATCGGCCAAGGCCAAGAAGAAGCACGTGTCGTTCTTGGTGGGGGGCTTGCGAAGTTGGTAGCCGCTTTGGCGGATGAGGTCGGGTGAGACATCAAAGAACTGCGCATCTGCCAGCCATTCGTCGCTGTAGGCGAATTGAGAAAACTCCCGTTGACCGTCCTTGACGAAGATGAGCCGCCCCAGCGGCTTTTCTGCCTTGCCCAGAAAGACATCCATCTGGGTGCGCGTTGGAGCCGGTCTGGCGGTGGGTTTGGCAGCAGGTTTTGTGGCCATCAGAACGCTCCAGATTCGGGTGATTTGCGGGACTTGCGCACCCGCTGGGGCAATTTTTCATCCATCAGCGTCAGGCCGATGGTGTCTTGAGGCGTGTCGAGCAACTGATTGAGCTTGTCCAGCTCCCCGAACACCTGCAAGGCCCTGGCAAGGTGAACCATGGCGGTCCCTGGGTGGCCAGCTTCCATTCGCCGCACGGTATGGGCAGACGCGCCGATCCGTTCAGCAAGATCTTCCTGTGTCAGGTGTCTGCGCCGACGGGCAAGCGAAATTGCCTGACCGAGTCGGGTCAGGCTGCGTGCAACTGGCAATGGTGGTGGGGATATAGATTTCATTTAAGGCGCATTTTATGGCGCTTTAAAAATTTTAGCAACGCATATATGAGTGTTTATTTCCGTGAATGCAGAAATTTACTTTGGTATTGGTCGGAAATTTACTTTGCTATTGCAGGTGCTCCAAGCAAAGCGCCAAGCTCATCAGACACCAGGCCAGGATCAAGGAACTGGAGATATCGCCAAAGTTCCTTGTTCAGTTCCTTATCAGTTCCCCATTGATTTTCTGAAATAGCAGCGTTGTCCCTCAACTCTCTGAAAGGAGTGACCCATGCTGCTAGCAACACCAGCGCTTTCAACGCTCAACCCCCTGAGCGTCATGGCCCCAGAGCCACACATACCCCCAAGGCAAGTCCTGAGCGAAGCCGATTTGGCCTCGCGATGGGGCATGAGCCCCAAGACCCTCCAACGTTGGCGAATGGAGGGGCGTGGCCCCCATTACTTGAAGCTGGGCAAGCGGGTGAACTACCCACTCAATGCTGTGATCGCCTTCGAGAACTGCGTCCAGCACGTCTCCACCTCGCAACGAGCAACTGCTTAAGGAGCCACCCGATGAATCACCTCCAATTGCAACAGGCGGCCTTGCCTGACCTCTCCGAGAGCCAGATCAGCCGTCTGCCCAAAGACCAACTGGCTCATTTCAGCAACGCGGTGCAGCAACTCCATGACTGGACGCTGCAGATGCGCGGCCGAATCAACCGGGGCATGGAAATCCGCTATGCCGACCAGATTCGACAGGTCGAGAGCCTTGGCCAGGACGAAGCGGCCAGATTCCGAATCGACGACGGTGACCTGCAGATCGATGTCTCTCAGCCCAAAGAAATCGTGTGGGACCAGCAGCACTTGTCCGAGATCGCCGAGCGGATGGTCGTTGCCGGTGACCGCGTACAGGACTTCATGCAGGTCCAGTTCTCGGTGGCCGAGCAGGACTACGCCCGCTGGCACCCACTGCTGCGCGCGGCATTTCAGCCCGCCCGCAAGGAACTCATCACCGAGCCCACCTTCCAGATCCGCTGGGTAGGCGATGTCCAGCTCTGAGCGCCCAAAGCCTTCATCTTCACCCAAACACCACCAATCAAAGGAAATTTCTCAATGAACCACGACAACCACCACCAGGCTGCATGGTCTGATTTCAATGACGCCGATGCCCAGCAAGGCGAGTTCAACCTGATCCCCAAAGGCACCCAGGCCCTGGTGCGCATGGCCATCAAACCCGGCGGCCATGACGACGCCAGCAAGGGCTGGACGGGTGGCTATGCCACGGCATCGGATGAAACGGGGGCAGTGTTCCTGTCCTGCGAATTCGTGCTCCTCACGGGACCATTTGCCAAGCGCAAGATCTGGAGCAATGTGGGCCTGCACTCCAATAAGGGGCCAACCTGGGCGCAGATGGGGCGCAGCTTCATCAAGGCGGTGCTCAATAGCGCGCGCAACATCCACCCCGATGACAACTCACCCGAGGCACAACGCGCTCGCCAGATTCGCAGCTTCGGAGATCTCGATGGTGCTGAATTTGCCGCGCGCATCGGTATTGAAAAAGATGGCCAAGGCGAGTACCGCAACATCATCCGGCTGGTGATCGAGCCCGATCACAAAGAGTACGCAGACCTGATGCAGGCCAAGCTGCAACGTGATGGCGGTATGGGTGGAGGCTCTGGCGGGGCCCCAGCGACGGCCGTGCCCACAGCCGCCGCGCAAGCCCCCCAGTCGGGGGCCAGCTACACCCCCCGTCCCGGCAACGTGCAGGGCCGACCTGCGTGGGCGCAGTGATGGCGAGGCTGCATGAAGTGCTGGGTGTGTTCCCGTCAGGCCAGAGGATTTGGTCATGTGGATCTGCGCTTCAAGGTGGGGCATCCCAAGCGGTACCCCATCGACTGGATCTTCTGTTCAAGGCGTTGCCAAGATTGTTTCCATCGGCTTTACGCGGCCGGTGTGCGCTATCTCGAACGCGAGGGCGCATTGCCGACGGGAGTGGGCGTGATAGATCCGACTGAAGCAGAAATCGCCGCCATGCAGCAGTGCCTCAAACCTTTGGGCGAAGCCGCCAGTGAGATCGGAATGGATCGCCCGCTGTCGAGCTACACCCAGCAAGAAGCTCTGCAGCTGATCAATGCCGTGGTCACGACCTATGTCGAGGCCATGGTTCAAGAACACGAACGCAGCAAGTACCCCAGCGTTCGCATGCAACTGGATGCCCAGCCAACCTATTGAGCTGAGCGTTCTTTCAACTTTCAAAAACCAAATGATGCAGACGGCGAAAGTCGTCTGCAGGGACGACTGTTTTCATGAAAAAAACCAAGCCAATGATTTCTCCAAAGAGGCAGCCAGCACATATGGCGGCTGACTTCGCGGAGGACTTTCTCGTCACGGCCGAGCAGGCTTCGGCAGCGCTGAATTTGCCGCTGTACTACTTCATCGATGCTCGCAAGCGCACTGATCTGGGAATCCCGTACTACTCCATCAATCGCATGGTGCGCTATCGAATCCGGGAACTTCACAAATGGCAAGTGAGGTACGCAGCAGAGCAGGTCAAGCACCCAGATGCATCTCCAGCGGGAGGTGCGCATGCTTGACTTCAACGATGTCCCCAGCGGCCATATGCGCAAGGCAGCTGAGGGCAGTACGGAAACGGCGCGTGAGAAAGATGAAATCCGCTCAGCCCTCAACGAACAACTGGGCGTGTTGGTACTGGATATCTGGCCTTCGGGCAAACGTCGCCAGAACAAGTACCTGGTCGGCGATGTGATGGGTGGCCCTGGTGACAGCCTGGAACTCTTGCTTTCTGGCCCTAAGGCTGGCTTGTGGACCGACCGCGCCACGGGTGAAGGCGGTGACATTCTCGACCTCATCGCCCGTTACTACAGCCTCGATGTGCAGGCCCAATTTCCGCAAGTTCTCGAGCGGGCCAAGGGTTGGCTTGGCCGAGTCTCAGCCATGCCCGCAAGCAGCGTGGCAGCCAGTAAAGCCAAAGCACCTGCCGTGGACGAGCTCGGCCCTGCAACGGCCAAGTGGGATTACCAGGACGCCAGCGGAAAACTCATTGCTGTGGTTTACCGCTACGACCCCGAACCCGGGCGCAAGGAGTTCAGGCCCTGGGATGTGCGCCGCCGCAAGATGGCACCTCCCGAGCCGCGTCCTCTGTACAACCAGCCAGGCATGCTCAAGTCTGAGCAGGTTGTGATGGTGGAGGGCGAGAAGTGCGCACAGGCATTGATTGACCTGGGGGTGTGCGCCACCACGGCCATGCATGGAGCCAACGCTCCCGTCGAAAAAACCGACTGGTCTCCCTTGTCTGGCAAGCACGTCTTGATCTGGCCGGATCGGGATAAGCCCGGCTGGCAATACGCAGACCATGCCTCACAGGCCATCATGCAGGCGGGGGCCAAATCGTGCGTGATCTTGCAGCCACCGGCAGAGAAGCCCGAGGGTTGGGATGTGGCCGATGCCGTGCAGGGCGGCTTTGACATTACGGGCTTTCTGGCCGTAGGCGAGAGGGTTCCTGTAGTGCATCAGATCGATGTGCATGCGCCCATGCAGCTGGTCGATGGTATCGACTACACGAACGAGGATGGCCTGGCCATGGCCTTTTCTCACCAGTTTGCCGAGGACTGGCGCTACTGCGCGCCGTGGAGCAAGTGGCTCGTATGGAATGGTGTGCGCTGGAACATCGACAAAGCCTTGTATGTGATGCACCTTTGTCGCTTGATCTGCAGGGCGGCTTCGGTACAAGCGGATGGCACCAAGCTCAAAGGTCGCTTGGCCAGCTCTGGAACGATCTCGGCGATCGAGCGCATTGTGCGTTCGGAGCCGCGTCACAGCGCTACGGTCGAACAGTGGGATTCCAGCGTCTGGCTCCTGAACACGCCCGGTGGCATCGTGGACTTGCGCACTGGTGCACGTGGCCCACACGATCGGGATCGCCGCATGACCAAGGTGACCACGGCCACGCCGCAAGGCGATTGCCCGGTCTGGCGCAATTTTCTGGTGAACGTCACAGGGGGTGATGAAGAGCTTCAGGACTATCTGCAACGCGTGGTGGGTTACTGCCTGACGGGCGACATCAGCACTCACGCGCTGTTCTTCCTGTACGGCACGGGAGCCAATGGCAAGTCGGTCTTCGTGAACGTGATCTCCACGGTTCTTGGCGACTATGCCGCCAACGCTCCCATGGACACCTTCATGGAATCGCGCTCGGACCGGCACCCCACCGATCTGGCAGGACTGCGTGGTGCCCGTTTTGTTTCGGCAACTGAGACAGAGCAAGGCAGGCGCTGGAACGAATCCAAGATCAAGGCGATCACAGGGGGTGACGACATCACGGCGCGCCTGATGCATCAAGATTTCTTCACCTACAGACCGCAGTTCAAGCTCTTGATTGCCGGTAACCACAAGCCTGCGATTCGCAACATTGATGAGGCCATGCGCCGCCGCATGCACCTGATCCCTTTCACGATCACGGTCCCTCCAGAAAAGCGCGATCCGCTCCTGACCGAAAAGCTGCTGGCTGAGCGAGACGGAATCATGGCCTGGGCGGTGCAGGGCTGCCTGCTTTGGCAAAGCCAGGGCCTGGTCCAACCCAAGTCCGTGGTGAGTGCGACCGAAGAGTACTTCGAGGCCGAGGACGCCATGGGGCGGTGGATGAGTGAGCGCTGCAACCTAGGCGTCAACCACAAGGCATTGACGGCCACGCTCTTCAACGACTGGAAGCAGTGGGCCGAACTCAGTGGTGAGTACATAGGCACGCAACGCCGGTTCTCCGACGCCTTGTTGGCCAGACGGTTCGAGAAGTGGCGCAACTCCATGGGCGTGCGTGGCTATCAGGGGATCGACCTCAAACAGCCCACTTCCTTGCCTGCCCGGTCTTATCCGTACAACGATGATTGAGAGGAAATTTCAATGAAAAAGGTTTCACATATCGGCTGTTTGACGCAACTGACGAGTCATTACATTGGTTCTTTACGCGGGCGCGTAGACGCGCATAAAGAGAAGGAGTGTTTTGTACCGTCAAAAGCGTCAGACCCATTGTCAAAACCGGACAAGTCCGTTTTTGACTTTCCAGCGGCGCATAGGAATATTTCGTTTGGAGGGCAGGTATGAAGATCCCTCCAGCACGTTACCCATCACCCCTTGGGCGCATACAGGTCACTCCAATGGATGTCGAGGCTGCAAAGCGCCAGGGGTGGCGCGAGCAGCACATCCTGGTCGTCTCGGATGAGGACGAGCGGCTTGACTTCTTGGAGCGCCAGCTCATTCGCAGCATTGGCGAGAGGCTCTATGGTCAGGGCCATGGTCCGAGTCATGGTCATGCCAATAGTCACTCCCAACCCAAGGGAGGTGGCCATGGATGAGGTCTGGACAGTCGAAGCGGTGGCCGAGCGCTTTGTCGATGCGGCGAGAACTGCCAGGCGATTGCCACGTGTGGCGGTGCAAAGCTACGCCAGCACTTGGCCCATCGTGATCTTGCCAAACGACACGTACCCGGATCCGCACAGGGTGTATCGCATGGCACCTCCATCTCCACAGGATGTGGAGCAGATGCTCGAAGTCATGCGCTGGGTACAGATGCTTGAACTCGACGAGCGGCACCTGGTGTGGATGCGTGCCAAGCGTTTTGACTGGGTGGAGATCAGCAAGCGCTTTGCCTGTGACCGCACTACGGCGTGGAGACGCTGGAAGCGGGACATGCAAGTGGTGGCTGACCTGCTCAACAGGAAGGCAGCACAACCGAAACGGTGAGGATTCGAACCAGAGAGGAAATTAGCGTGTTTTGGCGTGCATGCGCGGCGCAATTCAAATTCAAAAGGGAATGCGCGGTTTTTTGGGCCAAAACACGCTGCAACATTTCGGCGATTTGCAGCTACATTTTCATCTACGGTCGACAAAGGTGCGTGAGCAGCAATTACTTTGCATCAGGCCTGTCGAATGATTTCGATTTCTCCTGCGGCCTCGTACTCCGCCAACTTTTCAAGCGGCAGGTACACAGTTGGTTTTTCTCCGCGAAAAACCTCGAGCCGACCCTCAACCTCCGACCCCACTCGGTATACCCCAGCAGTTAACGGCACAAAGCCGGTTTCTGCACTGGTCGTTTCATTTGAACTTTTGCGGGCCAGAACCCCGCGAACTACTTTGATTTGCACTGCAAGACATTCTCGTTTTGCGGTCAATTTTACCGGTCACCCCCATGAATCATCCTGAGATCCGAATGGTCCCAGTGGACGTGCTCGTCCCGTATGCACGCAATGCCCGCACCCACAGCGATGCCCAGGTGGCGCAAATTGCGGCCTCCATTACCGAGTTCGGCTGGACCAACCCGATCCTCACGGACGGTGCCAAGGGCCTGATCGCGGGTCACGGCCGTTTGATGGCAGCGCGCAAGCTGGGACTCAAGGAAGTTCCCGTCATCGAGTTGGGGCACCTCACGCCCGAGCAGAAGAAGGCCTACATCCTGGCCGATAACCGTCTGGCCGAGAACGCGGGCTGGGACGAAGAACTTCTGAAACTTGAATTGGCCGAACTCAAAGCGGCCGACTTTGATCTTGACCTGATGGGCTTCACCGACAAGGAGCTCGAAGAGCTTCTGAATGGGGACGAATCAGGCGGTGGTTTGACTGAAGATGATGCAATCCCAGAAGCACCAGTAGACCCGGTATCCAGACCTGGGGATTTGTGGATTCTTGGCAACCACCGCCTCCTTTGTGGTGACTCCACCGTCTTGTCGGATGTGGAGCGCCTCATGGGCGGTCAATTGGCTGACATGGCCTTCACCGATCCGCCCTACAACGTGGACTACGGCAACAGCGCCAAAGACAAGATGCGCGGCAAAGACCGGCGCATCATGAACGACGATCTGGGTGAGGGGTTCTTCCAGTTTCTCTACGACGCCTGCCTGAACCTGCTCGTGGTCACCAAGGGTGCCTGCTACGTGTGCATGAGCTCATCTGAGCTGCATACCCTGCAAAAGGCTTGGCTCAAGGCAGGCGGTAAGTGGTCCACGTTCATCATCTGGTCCAAGAACACTTTCACGCTCGGTCGCGCGGATTACCAGCGCCAGTACGAGCCCATCCTGTATGGGTGGAAGCAGGGCTCTGATCACTTCTGGTGCGGGGACCGTGACCAGTCGGACATCTGGAACTACAACAAGCCCCGGGTCAATGACTTGCACCCGACCATGAAACCGGTCGAGTTGGTCGAGCGGGCCATCAAGAATTCATCGAAGAGCCGAGACATTGTGCTGGACCTGTTTGGTGGCTCCGGCACCACGTTGATCGCCAGTGAAAAGACCGGACGTCAGGCTCGGCTCATTGAACTCGATCCCAAGTTCGTGGATGTGATCATCAAGCGCTGGGAGGACTACACCGGCCAGCAGGCGGTGCGCGAGGACGATGGCTTGAAGTTTTCTGAGGCAAGCGAAAAGGCTATTCCCGATCCAGCAGTCCAATGACGGTGGTCCAGTTCTGCTTGCGTCAAAATCATGGGAAAGTCCAAGCCATGGGCTTTCTCAAACCATGAACTCAGACTGGCATGTTCAATCTTCACTGCACAAAGAAGCTTCTCGACCGCATAAAGCCAGAGCTTGAAGTTCCCCGGACTGGTTCAACGCGCCTTGGCAACTGGTATGCCACTGTGCTGTTCTGGAAGCCGCAGATGGCGCTTGTGGTCAATGAGAGAACGCTTTTGCCTGTGTTGTTGCCATTGGCACCGGCTGCAACGCTTGCTGAGCGATTTCCGATTGCGCTGCGAGAAGTGCTGCAAGCACTGCATACACCAGCCGAATTCATTGAGTCAGAAATCAGTGGCATGAGTGAGGTGGTCTATGCCAAGACCGCCAACCGCAGCGTTTTAGGCGTGATGAACGAGTTTGTGTTTCTGGCTGAGGGCTACCGTGACCAGGATGGATCTATCGATCCGGTTGGGTTGTCACTCAGGTTGGCAGGAACACCCTGTGGCCCTCTCTACAAAGGCGCGGTCTTTCCGGACAAGGCTGTGCGTGAGTTGGTTCATGGTGGAGTGATTCACTGACTTTTCCCTGCAGAAAATCGGTTCGGCTTCTTCTTAGTTGTCCGAGAAATTCGGGTACAGATCGCCACTCGTGATGTCAGCCGTGTAGGTGAGTTTGTCAAATTCACCACTCTCATCGGCCAGGTAAACGCCTCCGACCGACTGGATCGCCACCCCGTATTTGCGGGTGAGGGTGGTCAGTTCGATGATGAAGCGGTCGTAGTTGTTTTCGGTTTGCGTTGTGGTGTTGATGGCAGCCATTTGGGTCTCCTTGTTGCGATGACTGTATGAACGCTCTACCTGCGTGAGAAGTAAAGCAATTCATCCAATCTTTCTGATCAGTTGCTTATTTGTGACTGATCAGCCCAGACGCGCGAGGTAGCGAACGCTGTCTCCTCCGGATGGATCAATGAACAAGTAGGGGCGACCAGGTGCGTGCACCATCACGCACAACCGGCCATCCCAGTAATCGCCTCCCTTGCCTTTGAGCCAGTCACGAGACTTTCCCAGGTTCAATTTGAAGCCATCAAATTCTTCGGGGTCCATCTCCCGGACCTCGGTCACGTAGACCGCCTCGACGCCGCAAGCGGCAATGTCAGAGATGTCTGTAGGCTTGCGGCCAAAGGGCAGCGGGATGCTGAGCTTTTGAACATGCAATTCGCGGCCATCGAAGTTGATGGTTGTGGGCTTGGATTCGATGGTGATAGTGATCGGGTTCATGAGGTCCTCAAACGGTTGTAGTGGTGATGCGATAGATGCGATCTGTTCCGGTCTGCTTTTCTGAGGTGATATCCAGCCCCAGCTTCTTTTTGAGCGCGCCTGCCATCGCCCCGCGCACCGTGTGAACCTGCCAACCCGTGGCCTCGGTCATCTGCGGCAACGTGGCCCCTTCTGCGCGCCTGAGCAGCTCGATCAGCACGGCTTGCTTGGTGCCATCGCGTGTTGTGCGTGTTGTGCGTGGTGGCTGCGTAGTGAAGCCGATCGCCTGCAACCCTGTGGCTGTGGCCACATACACCTCGGGCTCTGCCGCGCTGGCCTCAATCAGCTGTGCGTTGAGCATGGCCGTGAGCACCTTGATGCGTGCACCACCCTTGAGGGTGTCGGGGAAGTTGGTCAGTTTCTTTTGAGGATGCTTGGCAGCTGCTTCGAGCAGCGCGCGTTGGGTGTCCGTGAGTTTCATTGTTCGCCTTTCAATGTTGTTGATGTGTTTTTTCCTGCTTCGATCCCTGCGGCGTAAGCAGCCTCCAGCGCGCTCTTGATGCACCAGACTGCGACGTCGTGGAAATCCGAGCGATCGCTGTTTTGTGTCTCCAGCGTTTCGATGAACAAGTGCTCTTTGGCGATCTGCTCGAGCAGCTTGTTCAGGTCCTTTTTTTGTTTCATTGGCTTGGTTCCTTTCGTTTATCCAATGTGATGGATTGACGCTCTGAATCAAGGTGAAGCCAAGTCAATTTTTGAAGCTGTCGCTTATTCCTTGAAAGACGATTGAGATGCCGCGAAGTGCGCCTACTCCATGCCGATACCCGGGTTGCGCACAGGTGCTCAACGTGCCTGGGTACTGCGCCAATCACCAGTCGAAAGTGCACCGTGAGTACGGCCGCGCGCGCAGAGGGTTTGATACGGAGCTCGGGTTTTATCAATCGGTCAGGTGGCGCAACACGCGTGCAGCGGTGTTACGGGATAACCCGCTTTGCTGCAGGTGCCAGGCCAAGGGGTTGTTGCAACCGGCCAAGGTCGTTGACCACATCGTTCCAGTCAAAGAAGGCGGTGGGCGCTTTGAGCGAGCGAACCTGCAGAGCCTGTGCGTGCCCTGTCACAACGCCAAGACCGCCTCAGAGAGCGCGTCCTCGCGCCAGTGACCCCGTCCTGAGGGGGTAGGGGGGATGAATCTCTACAGACTGCCTTCGAAGATGCGTTGGCCTGCGCAAATTTTTGTGCGTGCAAATTGAACAAGGGGGGGTATCCCCCAAAGCCTGCAGCAAAGGCAGTGCATCAGATGAACATCAAACCAAGCGGGTGATTTATGGGTGGACGCAAGCCACTGCCGACTCAAGTCAAGCAGATCAAAGGCACCTTGCAACCATGCCGGACCAACTACCACGAGCCCATCCCAGAGGGTTTGCTGGTCGAGCCTCCGGACTACATGCCAGAAGGTGCCAAAGCCGCCTGGCGCTACGCGCTTGAATGCGCCCCGCCCACGCTGATCCGCAAGCTGGACATGTCCGTGCTGGAGATCTGGGCCTGTGCGGCAGATCTCTACCGGCAGGCCCAGGCGGGCATCGGCAAGACCGGGCTCCTGGTGAAGGCGCCCCACAGCGGCGTGCCCATGCAGTCGCCTTACCTGGCCATTGCGAACAAGCAAGCCCAGATCATGACCAAAGCTGCGATCGAGATGGGATTCACCCCGGCATCTCGCTCGCGCATCTCCATTCCAAATGAACGCCCGGGCGAGGAGCTCGATCTCTGGGAGGACATCGTGGGCTGACCCAAAGGGATACAGGATGAGCACATACGCCGCGAGCTCCAGGCAATATGCTGAGCGCGTTGTCTCCCATGAGATTCTGACCTGCGAGTGGGTCCAAAAAGCCTGCAAACGCCAGCTCGATGACCTGATCCGTTTCAAACGCAAGAGCAGTCTCTACCAGTTCAACCCGGAACTGCTTGACCGCTATGGCAGGCCCTACCGGCCAGCGGACAACCTGTGCGCCTTCATTGAGCGACTGCCCCACGTCAAAGGCCCACTGGCCAGCAAGATGATCGTTCTGGAGCCCTGGCAGGTGTTCATCCTGTCCACGGTCTTCGGGTGGGTCAAATCGGACGGCAAGCGCCGCTTCAGGCGCTCCTACATCGAGGTGCCTCGGGGCAACGCCAAGTCGACCCTGTCCTCGGCAGTAGGTCTTTACATGCTGGCAGCCGACCGCGAGGGCGGCGCTGAGGTGTATTCGCTGGCTACCACCCGTGATCAGGCCCGCATCGTCTTTGGCGATGCCCAGACCATGGCGCGCCTGAGTCCGGGATTTCGGAAACGGTTTGCGGTGAACGTCGGGGCGCACAACATGCATGTGCTCCAAACCGGTTCCAAGTTTGAGGCCCTCTCGGCAGAAGGCTCCACGCTCGACGGCTTGAACATCCACTTCGGATGCATCGACGAGCTGCACGCCCACAAGACCCGAACGGTCTATGACGTGGTGGAGACCGGTACCGGCAAGCGGGACAACTCACTGTTGTGGGTGATCACCACGGCTGGCAGCAACCGATCGGGCATCTGCTACGAGGTCCGAAGCTTTGTCACCAAGCTGCTCAACCGGGTGTTCGAAGACGACTCCCAGTTCGGAATCATCTACGGCCTCGATGAAGGGGATGACTGGGCCGCCAAGGACTCGCTCATCAAAGCCAACCCCAACTGGGGCATCTCGGTTCGCGAAGAGATCCTGGTTCCATTGCAGGCCAAGGCCATGCAGTTGCCGAGCGCGGTCAACAACTTCAAGACCAAGCACCTCAATGAGTGGGTGAGTGCAGACACGGCCTGGATGGACATGCGGTCCTGGGATGCCAGTGCCAACCCCGATCTCGAGCTCGATCAGTTCCTGGGCCAGCCTTGCTGGCTCGGTCTGGATCTGGCCAGCAAGACGGACATCGCGGCGCTCGTCATGGTGTTCGAGCACCCTGACACACCAGACGCATACGCGGTGTTTGGCAAGTACTACCTGCCTGAGGACACGGTCCAGGCGGCAGGCAACAGCCAATACGAGGGCTGGGCCCATACAGGACGCCTCTCGGTGACGCCGGGCAACGTGATCGATTTCAGCTGGATCGAAGCCGATTTGCTGGACATCTCATCGCGGTTTTCGGTGCAAGCCGTGGCCTTTGACCCGTTCCAGGCCACGCAACTGTCCACGCGCATGTTGTCTGAGGGCCTGCCCATGATCGAAGTGCGCCCCACGGTGCTGAACTTCAGCGAGCCGATGAAGACCCTCGAGGCCTTGGTCCTGCAAAAGAAGCTCGTTCATGACGGTGACCCGGTGCTCGCCTGGATGGCCAGCAACGTGGTTGCCCACACGGACGTCAAAGACAACATCTATCCAAGGAAGGAAAGACCAGAAAACAAGATAGACGGCATCGTTGCACTGATCATGGCCCTGTCTCGGGCGATCAAACCGGGTGAATCGGTGGTGCTGGGGTCCGACTACGAGTTGATGGTGCTCTGACGTCATGGGTCTTTTCAATTTCTTTGACCGATTCAGAGCTTCCAGGATTGGCGTCCAAAGTGATCGATCACCCTGGGGGGACTTCTATTTCGAACCGGTCTCGGCGCGAAGCATCTCGGGCATGCGTGTCTCGGCCGATTCGGCCATGCGCCTGGCGGCGGTGTACGCTTGCGTGCGCATCCTCTCTGAGACCATGGCGTCGCTGCCTCTCGTGGTCTACCGACCCCGCAAGGACGGCGGCAAGGACCGGGTGACAGACCACTGGCTCTACCAGTTGCTGGGAAAACGGCCCAACCGGTACCAGAACCCATTCGAGTGGCGCGAAATGCTGCAGGGGCATCTGGCCTTGAGGGGTAACGCCTTCTGCCAGATCCTGGCCAACAGCCGGGGAGAGATCACCGAGCTGATCCCGATTCACCCTGACCGGGTGCGGATGGAGCTTCTGCCCTCTGGCGACTACCGATACCGCATCCGGGATCAAGCAGGCTCCGAGATCGTCCTGCCCCGGGGTGAGGTCTGGCATCTGAGGGGCCTGTCCTCGGATGGCCTGATTGGCCTGAGCCCGATTGATCTCTCACGAGAAAGCCTGGGCATGGCCCTGGCTGCGCAGGACTACGGGGCTCGGTTCTTCTCCAACGATGCCAAACCCACGGGAGGCTGGATAGAGTTCCCAGGCACTTTTAAGGACCCGGAGTCCAAGCGGGTTTTTCGGGAGTCCTACCAGGCGGCGCAGTCTGGCTCGAATCGGGGCAAGGTCCTGGTGCTCGAGAACGGTATGAAGTTCCATGAGGTGGGCGTCACGAACAAGGACGCCCAGTTCCTGGAGCTGCGCAAATTCCAGATCACGGACATCGCCCGATTGTTCAGAGTGCCGCCACACATGATTGCGGATCTGGACCGGGCAACGTTTTCCAACATCGAGCAGCAAAGCCTGGAATTCGTCATGCACACCATGACGCCTTGGGCAGAGCGCTGGGAGGCATCCATCGAAGCTGACCTGCTCCCAGATGGTGATGCGCTGGAGATCGAGTTTGATTTTGCCAACCTCATGCGAGGGGATGCGGCCAGCCGCTCTGCTTACTACCAAAGCGGCATCCAGAACGGCTGGCTCACCCGCAACGAGGCCCGCATTTCAGAAAACCTCAACCCGATCGCAGGACTCGATCAACCATTGCGGCCGCTGAACATGGTCGAAGAGGATGACGCTGAGGAAGCGGAAAAAGAGTCCGACGCATCTGATCTTGATACGAGTCCCGAGTCGGACCAGCAATTGCGCTTGCGCTTGCAGAAGCTGGTCGAGTCCAACGCCCAGCGACTGGCTCGTCGCATCTGCAAAAAAGGGGCCCTGGGCTCCAACGAAATCAACCTGATCGCCCAGACCTTCAGCCTGCCTCCGTCGGTCGTGCAGGGCTGGGCGCAGGGGGCTCCATCACTCGAGGATGAACCGGCGCTGGCCCGGTCCCTCATTCAATTGGGAATACACAAATGAACAGACAACTTCTGCTCTCCGAATTTTTGACAACCCCGTGGGCCCTGATGCCCGAGCGGCTCCAGGCCATGGCCGGTGTCTTGACCCGCTGGTCAGCTGGCGAGCCGCCAACTGATGAGGCCATGTTCCAGATCCAGTCGGAGCGGGTGCTGCGCGATACCCGTAAACAGATGGCTGCTGCCAATGCGGGCTCGGGCATTGCCGTGTTGCCTCTGTACGGCGTGGTCACCCAGCGGGGCAACATGGTCGATGACATCTCCGGCCCCGGCAGCACCAGTACCCAGCAATTCACTTCGGCCTTGCGTCAGGTCCTGGCCGACGACACGGTGGGCCAGATCCTCATCGACATCGACAGCCCTGGCGGCAGCGTTTATGGCGTGGCCGAACTGGCCTCGCAGATCGTCAAGGCCCGGGCCCAAAAACCCGTGGTGGCCGTGGCCAACAGCCTGGCTGCCTCGGCGGCTTACTGGATCGGCTGCTCTGCCAGTGAGTTCTACGTGACCCCTGGTGGTGAGGTGGGCTCCATTGGCGTGTGGCAGGCGCACTTTGACTATTCGAAAGCGCTGGAAGAAGAAGGCGTCAAACCCACCCTGATTTCGGCTGGCAAGTTCAAGGTCGAAGGCAACCCCTATGTGCCGCTGAATCCTGAAGCGCAGGCCTTCATGCAGTCTCGTGTGGACGACTACTACAACGCCTTCATCCAGGCTGTGGCCGTGGGCAGAGGTGTCACGGTCGACGATGTCCGAAACGGCATGGGCGAAGGCCGGGTGCTGGGCGCTGATGCTGCCCTGGCGCAGCGCATGGTCGATGGCATTGCGTCCTTCGATGATGTTCTGGCACGCATGCAGGCCAAGGTCACAGGCAACGCCGTTCGCAGCCAGCCCCAGAAAAGCCATTCCCGCCTGAAACAGGCGCGAGACGCTCTCGCACTGGTTTGATGCGGGTCTGATTCAACCCTTTACCTTTCAGCCCTCCTTTGAGGGCTGCGCCCCCCTGCGACCCGTTGGTCGTGATCCCTGTCGCCGCCTTGAGTCATTTCGACCAGGCGGTTTTTTCATTTCTGGAGATAAACCAATGAGCAAGCAATTGCGTGAGCTTCAAGCTCGCAAAGCCACCCTGGTCAAGGACGCACGTGCCCTGACCGACATCGCTGCCGCTGAGCAGCGCGACATGAACGACGAAGAGGTCGCTGCCTTCGAAGCCCTCAAGGCCAAGATCGAAGCAACTTCAGCCGCCATTGACCGTGAAGCTGCCCTGATTGCCGAAGAGGCGCAGATGAACCATTCCTCTCAACTGACCACGGCCTCCGTGATCACGGTGGTGGACAACGCCGCCTCTGACCCCAAACATGGCTTCAAGAGTGTGGGCGACTTCCTCAAGACCGTGCGTCAGGCGCAAAACCCTGGTGCCTCCATCGATGAGCGCCTGTTGATCGGCTCGGGCCGAAACGCAGTGGCGCCTGCCACCTTCGGTAATGAAGGCTCGGCACAGGATGGCGGCTTTCTGGTGCCGCCTCAGTTCGCCCAGGAAATCTTCCAGTTGTCTTTGGGCGAGGACTCCCTGCTGCCCATGACCGACAACGTGGAGATCACGGGCAACACCATGGCCTTCCCCAAGGATGAGACCACGCCCTGGGGCACCAACGGCATCCGTGCCTACTGGCAAGGTGAAGCGGCTTCTGCCATCGGTACCAAGCCGGTGCTTGGCCTGTCGACCCTGCGCCTCAAAAAGCTCATGGCCCTGGTGCCGGTGACCGACGAGTTGCTGGACGACACCAATGCCCTGTCGACCTACCTGCCCGACAAGATCGCCACCTCCATTCGCTGGAAGACCAACGAGTCGATCCTTTTTGGCTCGGGCACTGGTCTGCCGGTGGGCTGCATGAGCAACGCCACCACGGTGACCGTGGCCAAGGAATCTGGTCAGGCCACGCAGACGCTCTTGGCCCAGAACTTGGCCAAGATGATCTCGCGCTTGCCCCCTGGCTCGTTTGGGAAGTCCGTCTGGATCGTCAACAACGACGTGCTCCCAGCGCTCTTCACGCTGACCTTGGGCAACTACCCGATCTACCTGCCCACCGGTATGAACCCGGGTGGCATTCAAGTCTCGCCCTACGGAACGCTGCTCGGCCGCCCGGTGATCGTCTCCCAGCACGCCAACACCTTCTCCTCTGCAGGGGATGTGCTCCTGGCGGACCTGTCGTACTACCAGACCATCACCAAGGCGGGTGGCATGCAGACGGCCACTTCCATGCACCTGTACTTCGATGCGGACCTCACGGCTTTCCGCACCACGTTCCGCATGGACGGCCAATCCAAGATCGCCGCGCCGATCACTCCCGCCAAGGGCAACACGACCATGTCGCCCTTTGTCCAACTGGGCGCTCGCTGATCAGGCGCCTGACCATCAAGGAGAAATCACATGTTTCCCAATGCAAAAGGCAGCGAGCTGTTCTCGGTTCTGGCCACCATCGATCCGGCCAGCCAGGCCGTCGGCACCACCTCTACCGGCTGGATCTCGGCCGGTAACCACCACAACCTGCTGGCGCTGGTCCAAACCGGCGCTCTTGGCACCAACGCCACGCTGGACGCCAAGCTCCAGCAAGCCCAGGATGCCTCTGGTACCGGTGCCAAGGACTTGACTGGCAAGGCCATCACGCAGCTTACCCAGGCTGCCAATGGCTCAGCCAAGCAAGCGTTGATCAATCTGCGCCCTGAGGACCTGGATGTGACCAACGGCTATGCCTATGTGCGCCTGTCGGTGACCGTGGGTGTAGCCGCAAGTCTGACGGCAGCCCAGGTGCTTGGCGTCAATCCCCGGTTTGCGCCGGGCGACGCCAATAACCAGACCGCTGTGGTCCAGGTGGTCTAAGAAATCGGGGGGAGCAATGCATGCCTATGCAGTTGATCACCCCGCCTGCAGGAGAGCCGGTTTCGCTTGCCGAAGCCAAGCTCCACCTGCGGGTGGATTTCGATGACGACGACAGCCTGATTCAGGTCCTGATCTCCGCCGCCCGACAGGCGGCCGAAACGTTGACCAATCGGCAACTTGTCACGGCGCGCTGGCGGATGGTGCTCGACAGCTTTCCTGGACCGAGCCTCATGGGCGTGCCCGCAGGGCAGGTGTTCACGTTGCCCGGGCACGCTGTGTTGCTGCCCAAATCGCCCGTGCAGTCGGTGGTGGAAATCCGCTATCTGGACATGGCGGCTGCCTGGCAGGTCATGCCAGCAGCGAACTACACCGTTGACAGCGCCTGCGAGCCTGCCCGCATCACTCCGGTGTTCGGGCAGATCTGGCCGATTGCCTTGCCTCAGATTGGGGCTGTGAGCGTGATCTTTGATGCAGGGTATGGCGACGCTTCGGCGGTGCCCGAGGGCATCAAGGCCTGGATCAAGCTGCGCCTGGGCTCTCTGTACGTCCACCGCGAGGAGGTGGCATCGATGACGCGAGGGCGCATTGACCCCTTGCCCTTCATTGATGGCCTGCTCGATCCCTACAAGGTACCTTTGATATGAGGCCTCTATGAACCCGATCGGAGCCGGAACGTTGGGCCGCCGCATCAAGATTCAGCGCCCCAGCACCGTTAAAGACAGCCTGGGCGCGCCCAGCCGCACTTGGATCGATGTGGCCACCGTGTGGGCAGACATCCAGCCTTTGTCCGGACGAGAGGCTGTGATCGCCAGCCGCATCTCGGCCGAACTCACGCACCAGATCACGGTGCGCTACCAGAGCATTTTTGACAACCCTCAGCTGGTGGCCCAGTACAGGGGGCTCTACAGGTCGCGGATTTTCAACATCCATTCGGCCCTGAACGAGGACGAAAAACGCGTCCTGGTCATCCTGCTGGCCAGCGAAGGTCTGGACGATGGCTAAGCATGAACGCTTCAAGGTGGAGGGCTTGGCTGAATTGGCCAAAGCCCTGCGCGAATTGCCTGACCGGGTAGCCAAAAACGGCCTGCGCGTCTCTGTTTATGCCGGAGCCAAGGTCATCCGCGATGAAGCCCGCATGCGTGCGCCAAAAGCGGCCGAGGTCCTGGGACCCAATCAGCCGCCACCGGGTACGCTCAAGCGCTCGGTGATCATGAAACAGATCCCTGAGCTCTCCAGCCTCACGCGCCAGACCTTTTTTGTGACGGTGCGCCACGGCAAGAAGTACCGCAAGCAGGGCAAGAAAGGCAACCTCTCGCAGGATGCCTGGTACTGGCGTTTCGTGGAATTTGGCACCCGAAAAATGCGTGCGCGGCCATTCCTGCGGCCAGCCCTGGAAGCCAAGCGGCGCGAAGCAGTGCAGGCCATGAAGGACCGGTTGAGTGAGCGCATCGAGCTGGAAGCCAAGAACCTTTACAGAGGTCAGCAAAGGAAGTAGCCGTGCAGGATTTTTTTGACGCCATCAAGGATCTGGCCGGGGGTGAGGTCTACGCGCTTGTCGCAGCAGAAAACACCCAGTACCCGGCCATCGTCTACACGCCCATCGTGCAGGAGCACATCTTTGGCATCGATGGACCGCATGGCCTGCAGCGCGTGCGCGTGCAGGTCGACACCTACGCGAGAACGTACCAGGAGGCCTTGCACCTGCAAGACCAGGTCCTGGCTGCGCTTTTGGCTGACAAGAGCACCGTCGCCGATGTGCGCATGGGGCTCAGTGAATTTGAAGATCAGGCCCGGCTGTACCGGGTGAGCGTGGACTACACCTACCACCGGCCGGTGGGTTCACCGTGAAACAAGGAGCATCTGCATGAGCAGCACCGCAATCACCGCGCAAGGTATCGCCATTGCCCGGTTTGGGACCACCGCCTTTGAAACCATCCCTAACGTGGTCTCGTTTCAAGGCCCTGGCGGGCAGGCCGCCGTGATCGACGTCACCAACCTGGCATCCACCGCCAAGGAAAAGCGCGTGGGCCTGCGCGACGAGGGGCAGTTGTCCCTGACCCTGCACTACAACCCCGACGATCTGGTGCACCAGGGCCTGAGAACCGACCGAGCCAACCGGGTGCGCCGCCAGTTCAAGATCACTTTTACCGACACCAACCCTGCCACTTGGACCTTCTACGGCTATGTCACGCACTTCAGCGTGCAAGGCGGTGTGGATGCGGTCGTGCAGGCCTCCGTGACCATCGAAATCGATGGCGACATCACCGAAGCTTAAAGAGAGGCACCCCATGTTGACCCGTGAACAAATCCTGCAGAGCGACGATCTGCCCCGTGAAACTGTCCAAGTCCCGGAGTGGGGCGGTGAGGTGCAGGTGCGCACCATGACCGGTACCGACCGTGATGCCTTTGAGGCCAGCTTGATTGGTAAGGAAGGCCGCCTTGAGAACGTGCGTGCCCGCCTGGTCTCGCTCACCTTGTGCGACGAGACGGGGAGCCGACTTTTCAGCGATGGTGACATCACGTCGCTCGGTGGCAAGAGCGCTAAGGCACTCGACCGTGTGTTTGCCGTGTCCCAGCGTCTGAACGGCATTGGCGCTGATCAGGTGGACGCCGCAAAAAACGCCTGATCGCCCATCCTTCGAGACGCTTTGTGTTCCGGCTGGCGCTGGCTTTGGGCCTGCCGGTACGCGAGATGCTCGCATCGATGGGCTCGGACGAGCTGACCGAGTGGATGGCGTACTACCAGCTCGAGCCCTTCGGGGACTACCGGGCCGACTACAGGTCCGGCGTGGTGGCCTCCACCTTTGCCAATGCCCACCGGGCCAAGGATGCGGGGCCGTTTCGGCCAGAGGACTTCATGCCCTTCCTTGAAAAACCGCAACCCACCCAACCTCAAGACGAAACACAGCTCAATGTGGCCCGGTTCAAGGCCATGTTCGCGCACAAGGTGATGAAGCATGGCTGATATCGGCTCCCTCGTGGTCAAACTCGCAGCGGAAACGGCCGATTTCCGCGAAGACCTGGGCAAGAGTGCATTGCTTTTGGAACGCCACGCCGAATCCATGCGTGGTTCCCTCGAAAAAGTGGCCGAAGTCGCCAAGACCACTTTTGCCATCGCCATCGGCGTGGAATCGGTGGGCGCGCTCAAGGAATTGGTGGCCCACACACTGGAAACGGTAGCCGCCCTGCAGGATCTGGCCGAACAGACCGGGGCAAGCGCCACGGCCCTGTCCGGCTTTGCACCGGTAGCCACCATTTCTGGCGTAGCGATGGAGCAGATCGGCGTAGGCCTGACCAAACTCTCCAAAGGGCTGGCTGGGGTGGACGATGAGACCAAGGGGGCTTCTCAAGCTCTGCAGTTTCTGGGCATCAAGGCCAAGGATGCAGGGGGTAACCTGCGCGATCCGGCTGAGGTCATGAACGACATTGCCCTGAAACTGTCCAATTTCGAGGACGGGGCAGGCAAGACGGCCATTGCGCTTGAACTGTTCGGCAAGTCTGGAGCTGGGCTGCTGCCCTTCCTCAAGGACCTGGCTGCCAACCAGGATCTGAACATCCGGCTCACTGAAGCAGAGATCGAATCTGCCGAGAAGGCCTCGAAGGCGCTGGGCCGCATGCGGGCCGAGCACAACTTTGTCGCCCAGACCATCGTCACGGCCGCGCTTCCTGCCCTCGAAGAGCTGGTGGGTGAGCTCAAGGCCGTGATGCTGGGCACGCACAACACGGCTGAGGCCATGGTCAAGCTGCGAGACGACGGCACGCTCAAGACCTGGGCGCAGGACACAGCGTATGGCATTGCCATCGTCATCGATGCGCTGCGCGGTGTGATCCAGATGGCCAAGGCCGTCATGGGCAGCTTTGAGGCGGTTTGGGCCGATATTGAGTTGCTTGGCACTTTCCTCTCTGGTGGCAAGGGACTGAACCCGTTTTCCGAGGAGAACCAGGCCACCCTCAAGACCGCATTGGAAAAGCGCAATGCGATCGTTGAGAAGGCTAATCAGACCTATGTTGACCTTTGGAAGATGCCTTTGCTCGCTGATGCGGTCAAGGAGCGTTTCGATGCGATCAACAAGGGGGAAGCCGAGGCTGCGTCCGAAGCCAAAAAGCCCAAGCTGAACTACAACTCGGCCACTGGCGCGCTCACCGCAGCGGCCATGGCCAAGATCGAAAGCGACATCAAGCAGCTGCAGGGGTTGACCGATGTGGAAACGGGCCTCCTGAAGGACCGGCAAAAGATCATCGACCTCTACGAGGGGCAGGGATACATCAGCTACAAGGAGGCCAGTGAGGCCCGGCTGAACGCACAGCAGGAATTCACGGACCGCCTGGGCGAGTTGTATGCGCAGGAAGAGTCCATTTTGAAGCGTGGCCTTGCCACCATTGCCAAGACAGCCCAGGACAAATTGAAGCTGCAAGACAAGCTCTCGGAAATCACCCTGCGCCGTGAAAAACTCGAGCGTGAAGCCCAGCAGTCCAATCTGGAGCGCGAGATCAAGCTGCCCGGTGAAACACTCAAAGACCTGCAGGAGCAGGTGGCCAGGAGCCAGGGGCAGCTTCGATCGACCGAAGAGCAGATCAAGGTCCTTCGGGAGACCGGTTCGATCAGCGAGATCGATGCGCTCAAACGACTGTCGGCTGCCAGGCGCTCCAGCGCCGATGAGCTGGCGGATTTCGCGGCCAAGGCCAGAGAGCTGGTGGAAGCCACGCCTGGCAATGACAAGTTGGCCGAATCGTTTCGGCGCATCGAGGAGGCTGCCCGTCAGGCAGCCGATGGGGCGACCTTGCTGGGTCAACGGGCCCTTGAGTTGTCAGATCCCGGTGCTGGGTTCTCCAAGGCGCTTCGCACCCTGGGTGAAGAAACCGAGCAGGTGGGCAAGCAGATGGAGGCGGTGACCACCAAGGCCTTCAATGGAATGACGGATGCGCTCACCAACTTCGTGATGACGGGCAAGCTCGACTTCAAGTCGCTGGCCACCTCCATCATTTCGGACCTGATCCGCATTCAGATCCAGCGTGCCATCACGCTGCCCTTGGCCAAGGCGCTGGGCAGTATGTTTGGTTTTGCCGATGGCGGGATCATGACCTCGGCAGGCCCTTTGCCCTTGCGGGCCTATGCCAGTGGCGGTGTGGCCACCACGCCTCAGCTGGCGGTCTTTGGCGAGGGTTCCATGGCCGAGGCCTATGTGCCGCTGCCCGATGGTCGCTCGATCCCCGTCACGATGAACCAGCCCTCGTCCGGGGGCGGCGATGTGTTCAACATCTCGGTCAATGTGGCCGAGGGTGGGGTGACCAGCAGTGCAGGGCAGGGCAAAGACCTGGGGCGGGCGATTTCCAGCGCGGTGCGGCAGGAACTGCTCAATCAGAAGCGAGCCGGTGGTCTGCTGGATCCGCGTCGGCAGTGATGTATTGAAGGATTTTCATGGCGACATTCACATGGATCGCTTCGATTGGCGCTTCGCTCAACCTCAAACCCAATGTCCGAAAGGTCTCCTTCGGCGACGGGTACGAGCAGCGTCTGGCCTTTGGCATCAACACCCAGCCTGAGGTCTGGTCTCTGGAATTCAGGGGCAAATCAACGGCCGAGGCTGCTGCCATCGACAACTTCCTGCGTGCTCGTGGAGCGGTTCAGTCTTTCGACTGGACCACTCCAAGCGGCATTGCGGGCAAATTTCTGTGTGAAGAGTGGAGCCGCACCGTGGAAGAACCCAATCTGGAAAACATCCGAGCCACGTTCAGGCAGGTGTTTGATCTCTCATGACGGCCCAAACCATGACGACATTAGCCATCACCACAGAAATCCAGAAGCTCTCCCCGAGTGCAGTCATCGAGCTCTTCGTGATGGACCTGACCCTCTTCAATGAGGGTGTAGTCCGTTTTCATGCAGGCACCAACGAGCTGCGCCGTCAGGTGGTCTGGCAAGGCAATACCTATGAGCCGTTTCCCATTCAGGCTGAAGGCTTTGAGTTCAACGGCAACGGGCAGGTGCCGCGTCCTAAACTCAAGGTGGCCAACGTCACGGGCAGCATCACTGCGCTGATCCTCTCCTACCAGGACCTGGTGGGTGCTCGGGTCACGCGAAAGCGCACGCTGCTCAAGTACCTTGATGCCGTGAATTTCGGGACCGGTACCAACCCGACTGCAGACCCGACTGCCGAGTTTGCCGACGATGTGTATTGCATTGATCGCAAGTCACGGGAGACCCGGGATGTGGTTGAGTTTGAGTTGGCTGCCTCTTTCGATCTCGAAGGAGTGTCCTTGCCCAGACGGCAGATTGTTCAAAACGTCTGCCCCTGGAGCTACCGGGGCTCGGAGTGCGGCTACACCGGGACGGCCTATTTCAATGCTAACGACGAGACGGTAACTGGCCGAACGCAGGATGTCTGCGGCAAACGGCTGGTGTCCTGTCAGAAGCGCTTTGGCTCGAATGCCGAGTTGCCCTTTGGCGGGTTCCCGGCGGCGGGGTTGATCCGATGATGAATCTCGCAAATCAAGCGCTGGCGCTGGCCCACGCTGCAGATGAATTTCCACGGGAAGCCTGCGGGCTGTTGATCGTGCAAAAGGGCCGTGAGACCTATATCCCATGCCGCAACATCGGCGTGGGTACCGACCAATTCGTGATCCACCCCGAGGACTATGTCCGGGCCGATCGGCTTGGAGAGATCGTGGGAGTGTTCCATTCCCATCCGCATTTGCCCGCTGACCCGAGCCAGGCCGACAAAGTGGCCTGCGAAGCTTCCGGCTTGCCCTGGTTCATCGTGTCCTACCCCTCTGGGCAGTGGCATGAGACGCAGCCATCTGGTTACATGGCTCCCCTGGTCGGTCGGGCATGGGCCCACGGAGTGCTTGATTGCTACTCGGTGATCCGTGACTGGTATCGGGCAGAGCGTGGCATTGACCTGCCGAACTTTGACCGCTTTGACGAATGGTGGAAGCGCGGCCAGAACTTGTACCTCGATAACTTCGGCTCGGCGGGCTTTGAGGCGCTGGGAGCCGTTCAATCCCAGGACATGGAAGTTGGCGATGTGCTCCTGATGCAGGTGGCATCACCTGTTCCCAACCATGCTGCCATCTACCTGGGCGATGGCCTGATCCTTCATCATCTGCAGGGCAGGCTCTCCAGCAGGGACGTATATGGCGGCTACTGGCAAAAGATCACGACGCACATCTTGAGACATCGCACAGAAATAACCCAACCTCCATGACCACCATCATCCTTCTCGGCGAGCTGGGTAAGCGCTTCGGGCGCAGGCACAAGATGGCTGTGGCCACTGCTGCGGAAGCGGTGCGTGCCCTGTGCGCGAACTTTCCCACTTTCGAGCGAGAGCTTGTCGCCTCAGGTGAGAGAGGTGTGGGCTACCGGGTGCTGGCCGGACGGGACGCCTTGAATCTTGAGCGGCTGCATGAGCCCACAGGGCAGCAGCACATCACGATCACACCCGTGATCTCGGGTGCTGGGGGCAATGGCCTGGGCCAGATCCTTTTGGGGGCGGCTCTGATCGCTGTGTCCTGGTGGAACCCGATGGGCTGGGCTGCAACGGGTTCGTTTCTTTCGCAGGCCACGCTCTATTCGGTGGGTACTTCCATGATTTTGGGAGGCGTGGCCCAGATGATTGCTCCGACAGCCAAGTCTTCTGACCCTTCCGAGCGACCAGAAAACCAGCCGAGCTATGTTTTCAACGGCGCTGTGAACACCACGGCCCAAGGGCATCCCGTGCCTGTGGGTTACGGGCGGCTGATTGTGGGTTCGGCCGTGATCAGCGCTGGCATTGATGTGGATGAGATCGCTGTATGAGCGCCCAGAGCACTTCTCTGATCATTGGCGCAGGTGGTGGCAAAGGTGGGGGCGGCAGTGCTCGCGTGGCCCAGGAAGCGCCCGACAGCCTGCGCTCCAAGGCTTATGCCCGGGTCGTTGACCTCGTCTGCGAGGGCGAGATCGAGGGCCTGGTCGCTGGCCTGCAATCCGTCTACCTGGACGACACACCTATCCAGAATTCGGATGGTTCGTACAACTTCACCGGGGTGACGCTGGAAACCCGGACAGGCACCCAGCAGCAAAGCTACATCCCTGGCTTTTCCTCTGTGGAAAACGAGGTCTCGGTTGGGGTGGAGTGCAAATACGGCCAGCCCGTGGTGCGCTCCATCACCGACCCGGACGTGGACGCTGTGCGCATCAAGGTCAGCATCCCGACGCTGACGCTGCAGGACACCACCAACGGGGACCTGAACGGTACCTCGGTCACCTATGCGATCGACCTGCAGTCCCGGGGAGCCGGGTATGTGCAGATCCTGCAGGACACGGTTTCAGGCAAGACCTCATCGCGCTACCAGCGCAGTTACTACGTTCCTTTGTCCGGGACTGGTCCTTGGGATGTGCGCTTGCGTCGCATCACGGCAGACTCGACGCAAACCAGCCTGCAAAACAAGACCTTCCTCGAGTCCTATACAGAGGTGATCGAGAGCAAGCTGCGCTATCCCAACAGCGCGCTGATGGCCTTGCGGGTCGACGCCTCGCAATTTACCTCGATTCCCAGGCGCAGCTACGACCTCAAGCTCCTTCGGGTTCGTATCCCGTCAAACTACTTCCCCGAGACCCGCTCTTATGCCGGCGTCTGGGATGGCGGCTTCAAGATCGCCTGGACGGACAACCCGGCATGGTGCTTCTATGACCTGGTGACCAATACCCGCTACGGTCTTGGCAACTACATGCCTGAGTCGCAGGTCGACAAGTGGGCGCTGTACCGGGTGGCCAAGTACTGTGACGAGTTCGTGCCCAACGGGCTGGGTGGCTATGAGCCACGCTTTACCTGCAACCTGTACCTGCAGACCCGGGAGCAAGCCTACAAGGTGGTGCAGGACATGGCCTCGGTGTTCCGGGGCATGGCTTATTGGTCGGGTGGCGCCATCACGGTCACGCAGGATTCACCTCAGGATCCGGTCTACCAGTTCACCGCTGCCAACGTTGTCGATGGTGAGTTCGCCTACCAGGGGTCCTCTGCCAAGGCTCGGCACACGGTGGCGCTGGTCAGCTGGGTGGATCCGGATGATTTCTATCGCCAGAAGGTGGAATACGTCGAGGACCTCGCAGGCATTGCCCGGTACGGTGTGGTGCAGGCCGATGTGGTGGCCATGGGGTGCACCTCTCGTGGTCAGGCCAACCGGGTGGGCAAGTGGCTGCTGTACTCCGAGCAGTCCGAGTCGGAGATCATCACTTTCCGTACCGGACTTGAGGGTGCTGTGGTTCGGCCGGGCGATGTGGTCAAGGTGGCCGATGCCAGCAGAGGTGGCATGCGACTGGGTGGGCGGATTGCTGCGGCCACAACCGTGGGCGTCACGCTTGATCAGGATTTGCCTGCAGGATCCTGGCGGATCTCCGTGGTGCTGCCCACCGGCGTCGTGGAAGAGCGGCAGGTGGGATCGCTGTCTGGCCAGACTGTGGGCGTGACCAGCGCGTTTTCGATGGCCCCACAGGTGGGGGCGATCTGGGTGCTGTCTTCCACGCTGGTGGAGGCGCAGCTCTTTCGGGTGGTGCAAGTCGCTGAAAGCGAACCTGGTGTCCATGAAATCACGGCGCTGGCGCACAACCCCAGCAAGTACGGAGCCATCGAGCAGGGCTTGGCCTTGCAGCCTCGTGCCATCACGGTGCTCTCGACAACGCCTGCAGCCCCCACGGGTCTGACCGTGACCGAGAGCCTTTACCGTGTCAAGGATCAGGCGCTGGTGCTGATCCAGCTCGGCTGGGAGCAGGTCTTTGGGGCTCTGGAGTACCAGATCACCTACCGCGTCAACGGTGGCAACACGGTCACGCTGCCCAAAGTCTCCAGCACCTATCTGGAGATCCGAAACGCTGAGGCCGGTCACTACGTCTTCACGGTTCGGGCTGTGGGGGTGTCGGGCAAGCTGGGCAACTCCGCAAGCCTGAGCCAAAGCATTCTGGGCAAGCTCCAGCCGCCAGATGATGTGCAGGACTTTGTGGTGCTGCGCCGAACGACCGATTTGCTCCTGAGCTGGAGTGCCAACACCGATGCCGACCTCTCGGGGTATGAGGTGAGGGTGGGGACAGGGTGGGATTCGGGTGTGATGGTCGGGCAGACAGCGGGCACGCAGCTGGTGCATGACCAGAGCGAGTCGGGTCAGTACAACTATCACATCCGAGCCTTTGACACCTCCGGCAAGTTCAGTCAGCACGTCACCACCTTCCAGCTCACCTTGCTCGCGCCCTCATCGGTGCGGCAATTTGATGTGGTGCAGTCAGCCAACCGGCTGGAGTTTCGTTGGCTGCCCAATCCCGAGCCGGAGGTCGTGGCCTATGAGTTACGGGAAGGGGGCGCCTGGGACACCTCGATCTTCATCGCCGAGGTCAAGTCCAGCAGTTTCACGCTGCCCTCAGGCTTTGATGGTGAGCGCAAATTCTGGATCAAGGCGATCGCATCGCCCGGCATTTACTCGGAAGAAGCCACCTTTGTCTCCACAGTGGTGGCGCAGCCTCAGAACGCGAACCTGCTGGTGACAGTGGATGCGCAGGCGACCCGGTTCCCCGGCGTGAAGCATTTCGCTTCGGTCGAATCGGTCAACAGCCTGGATGTGCTGCGCATGGACAGCGGGGTGACCCAGTCCGAGTACCTGTTTGAGGTAAATCTGCCCACCAGCTATCGGGCGCAGAACACCTTGCTGGCCAGCATTGGGGCGACGCTGGATGACCGCGAGACCTGGACCTCAGCCAATTACGCCTGGATCAGCTCGGCGGCCAAGCGGCAGTGGACCTATGACGGAGCGCTCAAAAGCATTGAGGCAAGGTTTCAGATGGCCCGTGAGGATGCGCTGCAAGCGGGAGAACTCTACGGCTGGCGACTCAATGGGGTGCTCAGCGGCTATGGCAACCCCGTGGGCGCTGAAGCCATTGGCGTGGGTTATGGCGATGGACGTTACGGCAGTGGTGTGCTGGTCAAGGACACGACCAAGGTGTCCTGGGGGGTGAGTATTCCGGGTGTCTTTCATGTGAGCTTCTGGTTCATCCCGAACCAGATCACCACATCGGTTATTTGGACGGCCTCGGGTACAGGGGTAAGCCTCCTGGTCGGTTATGACTCGGTGGCCGGAACCTTCTTTCTGGAGGACCAGCTCTTTAACCGGGTGGTGGTGCCTTACCCCGTGAACGTGGCTGATCGCATCTGCATCGGTGTGTGCCAGACGGCAACAGAGCGCAGGCTTTTCATCGGAAAGATGGGAGGTGATGTTCAAAGTGCCAGCAAGCCACTGGCTCCAACGGCGGGTTATTCCGTTCTCAAGCTGTACTGACAGATCAGTTCAGACAAATCAATCAACCTGAGTACAGGCGGTGCCCCCTATGGGGCAGCGCCTATTTTTTTGGAGAAATCCCATGATGGATGAAGGCATGCAAATCAAGGGCTCGCTCACGCTGGTGCTGGCCAAGCCCAGTGGCGAAGTTGAGGTGGTCCACAAAGACAACATCATCGTCAACGGCGGTTTTGACTTCGTGGCCGATGCGATTGGTAACTCTGGCAGTCGCCCCGGGGTGATGGGCTGGATTGCGGTGGGAACCGGCACAACAGCCGCAGCATCGACCCAGACCGCCCTGGTCACCGAGATCAAACGCAACGCCTCGACCTACGCCCACACGGCAGGCACCAAGGTGTTCACCTTTACGGCCAGTTATGCGGCGGGTGACGCCACAGGTGCATTGACCGAAGCGGGTGTGTTCAACGCAGCCTCGGCCGGAACCATGTTCGATCGTGTGGTGTTCCCGGTGGTCAACAAGGGTGTGGACGACAGCCTGACCGCAGTTTTTACCTTCACGATGAGCTGATCGGGCGAATGACATGGCCGAGACCGTCAATGTCTCAAGCTCGCCGGGGGCTAATTACACCTGGACCTCTGGCAAGTTTGCATGGAGCAGCGCCACAGCCGGTAAGAACTGGACGAGTGCCTATCCGGCGGTCTACAGCCTCAGTGTGGCCACGGACATCGCTTTCACGGAGTTGATCCAGAAGCTGGGGATCAAGCAAAGCTCTGAAACCATTGCCTTTGCTGAGAAGCAAGGCAAAGGGCTGGTACTGAACAAGTTTGAGGTCATGAGTTTCGCGGAGACCTACACGGACCTCATTGCCTTCGTTCTGAGGTTTGTCGAGTCCTTTGCGTTGGCAGAAAAGAACGGGCTTTCCAACACCAAACGGGTGTTCGAGTTGTTTCAGGTGGCCGAGGGGTTGGCGCGGCAGATTGCGCTGAGAAAGTACGAGACGCTGGCGCTGGCTGAGACCTACACCGACCTCATTGCGTTCATCTTGCGCGTGGGCGAGAGCTTCAGCTTTACCGAGACACCATCCAAGTCGCTCACCAAGCCACAGGCTGAGAGTTTCAGGTTCAATGAAGGCTTGTCCAAGTCGCAGGTCAAACGGATCTCCGAGACATTTGTGTTCGCTGAAGTCTTTGGAAGAACCGTTGCGTATCGCAAGGCGATCAGCGAAGGTTTTGCGATCGGGGAGGCGCTGCGTCGTGCGCAGACTTTGAAGCTGGCCGAGGCCTTGAACCTGGCTGAGCAATACCGAAGGCGAGCCAACGGGGTCATTAGCGACATGATCGTCGCCAGCACCGAGATCACAGAGCAGGACTTCATGGACATCCTGGAGTCAGGCCATCCACCGGGATACACCAACTTCCGGGATTTCATTCAGGGCGACTACACCTACCAGCGGGCGCTGTTCAGGGCGATTCTGACCTCCAGCAATGCTGATCGGGGCTACATCGATGGCTTGCGCGTCACGGTCGATGTGCCCGATGTCTTTGATCGCGGAACTGCCCAGGTGAGCAATGCGGCCAATGGCGTGACGGTTGTTTTTGCCCGGCAGTTTCGTGTCTCGCCAGAGGTCACGCTCACCTTCAAGGGGGGCACCACGGTGGCCGTCCCCCGAATCCTGGGCGCGGTTTCAACCACCGGCTTCACCGCAGTTCTTGAAAACACGTCCGGCACGCGGGTGACCGGAGCCATTTCTTGGGTTGCCCAAGGGTATTGATAGGGCATTAAATGCAGAACTACACCGAAATTCCATCCTCAACGACGCTGTCTGACTCGTTGTCTCAGATCCTGAACAACGACAAGACGGCGCTTTCGCTCTCAAGCGGAACGTCTTTCCCGACGGTCAACCTGCAACTGGGTATGCCGTGTTTCAGGACCGACGAGCAAAAGCTCTACATCCTCACGGTGGTTAGCCCCGCTTCTTGGAAGATGGTCATTGACCTCTCCGCCACAGTCGGCAAGGTGGCCAATGCGGATTTGCTTGATGGCATCGATTCCACCGGCTTTGCCTTGTCGGGTCACAACCATGACGCGGCTTATGCGGCGCTTGGCCATAACCACAATGCCGCCTACCTGGGCATCACGGCCAAGGCTGCCGATGCGGACAAGCTCGATGGCTATGACTCGACAGCCTTTGTGCGATCGGTCAACGGGTACGGGCCGGATGCCAATGGCAATTCCAGTGTGCCAATTGATCTTTCGAGCCGTGTGGCCAAGTCCGGCGACACGATGACCGGCACCCTGACCGTTCCCAGACTTCAGATAGCCAGCACGGCGAACTATCTGGACATGGTGGATCAGGACTGGGGCACCCGGTATCTGCACCACAACCAGGGCCTCATGGGATTTTTGAAATCCGATGGCAACTGGGACATGTACATGAACAACAGCGGTCAGATGTGGACAGCCAACTACGGATGGCTGCACGACTACTTCTTCAGCACCATCGCCAACTGTTTCATTGGCAACTGCCCTGGCAACACGGGCAATTGCAGCCCAGTGGGCAACAACGCGACTTCTGTGGTTTCGAACTGCGGTAGCGCATCTTTTGTCCGCGATGAGCTGGTGGACAACGGCAGCCAGATTTCTGTCCGAAGAACCCAATACAACTTCAACTGCAATTGCAATTGCAACTGCGATTGCTACTGCTGATCCGGGGAGACACATGAGCGATTTGACAAAAATCTTCCCCGCTCCGGTGCTTCGCATCCAGGAGCTGTTGAGCCCCTCCGAGGTTGAGCAAGCGACCGAGATGGCTATCAAAGCCAACGAGCGCCTCAATGACCATCAGGTCCCGTACTCCCGCACCTACCGTGACAGCCTGGACTTCATGTTCCCAGAGTTCTTCAAGCCCATCTTCCGACGCCTGCGCCGCAGCATCGAGGACGAGTTCAATTGCAGCGTCAGCAACATGGTGGGGCGCGAATCCATATTTCGCTACGGCCAGCACCTGCCTTTCCACACCGAGCCGCACGCTGATATTTCTTGCGTGCTGTGGCTGGACTTCCCCGCAAAGCCCGACCCATCCAAGCGCGATTACTCGGGGATGTTCTGCCTGCACAACCCGCATCTCCTGTTTGGTGGCCGCGCAACAGGGGTGTTTGGAAACATCAACCACATGGAAATGCCATCGCCTGGTGATGCCTTCGTTTTTCCTTCCCACATGCCGCATTTCGTGTTCCCGTACAACGGCGAGCGCCCTGGCGTGGAACTTCACTTTGAAATGCTTGCGGAGGCTGCATGAAGCTCGTTACCTTCAATGCCAGCGTCGATGAAGAAAAGGCGGTGCGTGTAGAGCAAACCGCTGACGGCTACACCGTTTCCTTTGCTGGCGCATCCATCAACATTGGCGTGCAACTTTTCAAGCAGGGCGAGCTGCAGTTCCTGATGTATGGCAAGCAGTATCAGAGCGAGGTCATTGGCATCGTTTCTCAGCGCGAATATGTCGACAGCCGAGATGGTCTGACGATCCTGGCCCAGCACGGCCTGACCGATGGCCTGGGCTGGTTCTACTTCGGCGATACCGCCGAAGAGGCCTGTCTATGCATCACCAAGGCCATGACGGCGCAATGTCCATTCGACATCGTGCAGCCGGGAAAGCCCCGTGATGTTCTGCCAGGCATCTTTCCTGACAGCGAGAAGCTTGGCGTGCGCAACCTGGCCAAGATCGCGCTGCTGCGCAAGCTCAACCCGCTCGACAGCCTCGCCGCTCTGGAAAAGCAGGTCGATTTGCTCAGCGTACTGGTCATCCAACTGGCCAACCTGGTCCCTGGCCAAGAGGACATCGCCCTTGTCGATCACCTCCAGCACATCATCACTGATGCCAGCGCCAACGCAGGCAAGAGCGACGATCAAACCGTCGCCAGCGTTCTGTCTTTCAAGAAGGCGCTGCGCCAAGCGCAGGCCGATTACTTCGCTGCACGCGACGGAGCCACATGATGACCAAATTCATCGTCACTACGATCAACCCCGACAATGGCCAACTTACACGTTTGCACTATGACAATGCAACCAGCGAGTTGACCCGCGAAACTGGCGAGTCCTTGGTGCAGGCGGTCGAAGTCACCGAGCGTGCACATGTCCCAGCAGTCTCCAGGCAGACGCCACTGGGCAAGACCAGTCCCCGCACCCTAAAGATCAGCCTTGGCCTGTCTTGCAACTACGAGTGCGAATACTGCTCGCAGCGCTTCGTTCCTCGCACAGTCGAAACCAACCCCGGCGATGTGCAGGCCTTCATCGATGGCCTCGACGCCTGGGTGACGAGCCCGCCCGAGAAGGTCGAATTCTGGGGTGGCGAGCCTCTGGTCTACATCAAGACCATGCGCCCCCTGGCCGAGGCCATCAAGGCCAAGTTCCCCAAAGCAGAGCTGTCGGTCATCACCAACGGCTCGCTGCTGAGCGACGACATCAACGAATGGCTTGACCGCATGGGTTTCAGTGTCGGTATCTCGCACGATGGCCCTGGCCAGCATGTGCGCGGTCCTGATCCCCTACAGGACCCCCAGCAGCGGGCCGCCATCATGGCGCTGTACGCCCGCCTGGCCCCGCAGCGGCGTATCAGCTTCAACGCGATGGTCAATCGTAAAAACGCCTCGCGCGCCGCCATCCAGCGCTTTTTCATCGAGTTGACAGGCGATCCCATGGTCCCCATTGGCGAGGGCAGCTTTGTTGACGCCTATGACGAGGGCGGCATTGCCCACTCGCTTCAGCCGTATGAGTTGCACCCCTACCGCAGTCTGGCCTTCCACGAAATCCGTACTGGCCAGGCCGCCAACGTCCAGGCCGTGAATAGCAAGACGGCCAGTTTCATCAATTCCATCCGAAGCCGCCGCCCGGCATCCAGCCTTGGCCAAAAGTGCGGCATGGATAAGTCCGACAGCATCGCTGTCGACCTACGCGGCAACGTCCTGACCTGCCAGAACGTGAGCGCAGCCAGCACCGCGCCCAATGGCCAGGCCCACCGCATTGGTCATGTCTCCGACCTTGCGGCCGTCAAGCTCGACACTGCCACGCACTGGAGTAAGAGGGCGGATTGCCCGAGCTGTCCGATGCTACAGATTTGCCAAGGCTCCTGTATGTTTCTGGAAGGCCCCCTGTGGGACCGATCATGCGACAACGCTTTCTCTGATGCAGTGCCCATCTTCGCCGCTGGCATCGAATTCCTGACCGGACAGGTACCTGTGCACATTGAGGGCATGTTTCGGGAGGACCGCAAAGATATCTTCGGTATCTCTGGTCAAAGGCTCAATAACCAGGGAGCTACCCCGAAACCAGCAAGAAAACCTTTCCCGATCCCGGTCGTCTCCGTTTAACCACCTCAACTTTCCCTTTCACGGCCGCCATGGTTTGCCCTGGCGGCCTTTTCATTTGGAGTAATCAATGCCTGAACCTACAAGCTCTGGAGTCGCAGGAGCGGCTGCCGCCTACAAAGCCATTGGTGGTGCTGCTGGTGCAGCTGCCGGTGGTGCCACCCTAGCGGCGGTTGTCGTGATGCTCATGACGCCCCCCAGAACCGTTCGCGAGTGGACGGTGGGGTTGATCAGCACCGTCGTTTCGAGCATCTGTGGTGGCGCTGTCACCGTCGAGTACTTCCAGTTGCATCACTGGGCGTTTTCAACGATCGGTCTGTATGCCATGGGCGGGGTGATCTTTGCTTGTGGCTTGCCTGGCTGGGCAATGGTGCGCTGGTTGTTCAACTTCATCGACGAGCGACGTGATGCTTCGATCGACCAGGTCGCCAAAGATGTGAAGGAGCTGCTGTGATACCTGTGGAGTTCATCACGCGGCTATCTAACCCCGCGATTGAGTCCCAGCAAAAGTCTGGGGTTCCTGCCAGCATCACGATCGCTCAGGCGGCACTTGAGTCCGCTTGGGGAGAGTCTGGACTGGCAAAGACGGGGAACAACCTATTTGGGATCAAGGCAGACAGCCGATGGCGAGGCGATACCCTTACCTTAAACACGCGTGAGTTCATCAAGGGGCAATGGCTGGTTGTTCCAGCCAAATGGCGGAAGTACGCCAGTTGGCAGGCCAGCATTGATGACCATGCTGCATTCCTCAAAGGTAACTCTCGCTATCAGCCGTGTTTCTTGTGCCAGACAACTGAAGCTTTTGCGCGTGCGCTGCTCAAGGCGGGTTACGCGACCGATCCTTCCTATGCCGACAAGTTGCTCGGTTTGATTGCCCAGCACAAGCTCTTGGCCTTGGATTGCGAGTCGAAATGAATTGGCTCACTCGTCTAGTGATATCCAACTGGACCCTAGTCCTAACGCCCATTGTGTTGCTTGGCGTCTGGCTTAGCGGCGTGTGGGTAGGGGAGGGCCGCACTCAACGGGCGTGGGATGCCGAACGTCATCAGGTGGAGCTTGCTCAAGCCCGCGAGGAACAAAAGTCTGCTGACATCAAACGCTCACAGGAGCAAATCAACCATGAAATTTCAAATGAACTCAATCAACGATCTGCGCAGTTGGCTGCTGATTTGCAGTCTGGCCGCTTTGTCAGGGTGCGCAGCAGCCCCGAAGACAGTGGCGGTCGAGTGTCCGCCGTTTCCGCAACTCCCCGCTCCATTGCTGAAGCCTCCTCCGACCCTGTACCTGTTACCTCCGGAGATGAGGGGACGGTGAGCTGTGAGCAGTTGAGCAAGGATGCAGCCCAGACAACGTTGATGATTCTCGAAATTCAGCGGTGGTACGAGTTTCAGTTAAAAAATCTTCAATGA